GCACCGAATCCTCGGGCATTAATGATACCTTTCTTGACAACCTTATTACCAAACGTGAAGCACTCACCCATACTTGGGTCAAATGAGATGAACGAATGTGACCAGTTCTCCTTAGTAAAACTACGAATAACTGTACCAAGTGGTGAGATATTCTTCATAAGTCCTATATAAAGCGGATAATATCTCTTGCCCTGATAGGACTGCCATAAGCGGTCGTTAAACTTAATGGGTTCATATACAAACTCGGGCATTGCTGACTCCTTTGCTACTATTCCAGAATAGGGCACGTTTGGAGCCCAGCCTGTCATTACCGAATCCTCGGCAGGTTTATAATATTTACCGAATCGATTATTCTCGCCAATATTGATATCAGTAATACCGAACTCGGTAATCTTAGCATTGATTGCATCTGCAAGTTCCTTCTCTCTGTCCTCATTGACATAATTAAAGAACTTGATAGCAAGCATAACATGCTCAGCATCTGGCATTGGGTACTTCTTTATATCAGGAAGTCCAAAATCAGTACGTTCCTTAGAAGTTAATGCAGACTCAAGTGCAAGAAGATATCCTTTATCGTTATCATGGGTTGCATATTTAGCATTAATTCCCTTGTCAGTTATAGGCTTAAATCCATATTTAGTATACATCTTATGTGCTACTTCGTTATCACTGTCGACTCTAAGAGCATTGCCCTTCATAGTCTTAACCGCGAAATTGAGTAACTGACTGCCAAGACCATAACCCTGGTACTCTGGACGAATTTCGAGGGTTGAAATCCAGTTATAATCTGGGTCTTTAAAGCTCACACAAGCATCACCAACGAGTTTATCGCCATCTAACCAGATACGGGAATCATGGGTTTCATCTGCCGGCCATGCGTGCTTAAGCATTTTAGATTCTGCTTCATATTTCTTAAGCAGTGCCGGTGTCATCTTAAGACACGTGAAATCGGACAACGACTTCTTACCTTTAGATGTATAATCTTTAGATATGTTAGATTTCATTGATGATTCAGTAGCCGGCTGTGGTACATGCTCAAATACACTAGCTTCTTCAACTTCGTCCGCATGGAAGATATCCCATATTACAGATGATGCTGATGATTCAAGTGCTGTGGACTTCTCAGCATTGGTACGCATAAACTTTCTTAACTTATCAAGATTGTGATCATCCTGTGCATACCACGCCTTCATCTCGGCACGCTGTTGTTCGTCGTAGACATTGGCCTCGCGAATAGTCATACGTTTTAACGAAGTATGTTTTGACGTACCCTTAATAATCATAGGCTTGTCCTTGAGATATTCATGATCTATTCTCGCTGAGATATGAATGCCTTCCCATATAAATAACAACTCAGGTCTCTTGGTACAGTAATCAAGAAGCCAATTAAATGCACTATTGAACTTTGCGCGTTTTGTATCAAAAGAATCATCTTTCTCATAAACGCATCCTGTTTCAGCATACATCTTACGGAATATCTGACTGACATTTTTCTGATATCCATTAGGATTCCATTTCTCATCCTGACCAAATTCACGTGTTATACGGTCGAGTTCAATATAGAACGCATCGTGAGATTTCGAAAGTTCTTCACCAAGGGTGGATTTACCAGAACCGGAAAGACCTGTGATATAGAGAATATTCTGACCTTTCTTTCTCTGCCACTTATCGATATTGAAGTACTCGTCCTTATGATTGATAAATGCTGACTCAGTAGCAGGAGCCATACGATACATTACTTCAGTCCTACCCATATACTCATCAGTAATCTGAAGCCCATATTTCTCATACATACCAATGGCCGGAGTATTTGATTTGCGTACTTCAAGATACTTACCTCCGAGATTATTAATGGCGTAATCCAAAAGCATCGTTCCATATCCCTTACGACGTTCATTTTCATCAACCACAAGAAGTTCAATACAACCCGTATCCTGTGATATACTGAAGAAGCCTACGGGATATGATTTACCATCATAAAGACCGTAGCATGATATTTTGCTGAATGCCTTTGGGTTGGCTTTAAATCGTAAAAGATATGCGTCTCGCGTCATGCTAAGTGTTGATGAATCAGGAATCTTTTCGATGTCGGATTTGGTCATTGGTTTTATCTTAATACTACCAGATGCCGCTTCGGTAGCCGGAAGAAGTTCCATCTCAACTCGCTTAACCATATCATCATCTATAGCCAGCTTGCACTCAAGAAGGAATCTATAGAAGTCCTGATATTCCTTATTAACCACCTTGAAGTAGTTAACCTTAGGATTCTTAATCATTACTTCGTCCTTAACCTTTTCGGTCTTTCTGTCATATTCGACAATATGTGTGGCATGACTCTCGTTATCACCGCCATCCTTAATCTCTATCTCAAGATTGAGGTCTGGGATATAGAAGTCAGGAATATAGAAGTGCTGCTTACCTTCATACATGTATGTGTAAGTATGAGGGGATGGTCCCATAATATCCTTCGACTTGAGTCCGAGTACGAACTCACATGTCATAAGGAAATCCTTCTCATAAGATGAGAGGTATAATACAGAACCACCATCTCTGAATTTATACGGCTTGCTCTTAGAAGCAAGCATTTTTCTCTGCTGGTCTGGGTCATTTAAGAGGTGTGGTACACCATATTTATCGACCATTCTCTTCTTTGCCTCAGCACAGTATTTCTTTTTGCAATTAGGGTCCGAGCAGTACCTGGAGTATTTACCAGTAGTCTCATTCCATTCAGTTGGTTTATGACACTGCACACATGAACCATGTGTCTTTCCAGTGTCCACATAATAAAAATAACGAGCAACTGAATATCCATCCGGAATTGTATCCGGATGGAGTCTTTCAATATGCTCACCCCAGCCTGAGAGAGATTTGAATCTCATACCACAGACAGGGCATTTATATACACTAACCTTTCTCATAGGTCAATCTCTCCTATCAGTTAGAATTTTGCATTGATACGTCCGAGCTTAGGTGCAGCAGCTGCATTAACATCGAGATAATCGCTCTTCTTATAATTTGTCTTGGCAACAGTATTTGACACCGTCTTAGCCGCATTGGCTATACCCCTACCAGCATTCTGGGCTTTACGTTTAACGCCCTTTCTGAATCCGAGCTCAAGTTTATCCTCATCATTAGTAAGATTACGGTCAACTGCATGCTCCTTAAACTTTCTAAGAAGTTTCTTATCCTCAACATCACTCGCTCCACCAAGGCACGCCTTAACTACCATACGGCAATTAACAAGCTGCTCCGTATATGATGATACAAGGAAGTTTACCATAGTAGAGAAGAAGTTGAGACTCTTAGTCATATTGAGAATCGATGTTGCGGAACCCTTCTCTGCAGTCTGCTGGGAGTTATTAGTAATGCTCTCAATATCACTCTTCATCTTATCCTGATACATCTTGAGTCTGTCGATGAAGTGATGACAGTTCTGTATACGGGTATTGAAGTTCATGATGAACTTAGAGCAGTTATTATACAGCTGCTGGTCAAGCACCATCTCAACACTACCCTCACCTTTAGGAGCATTCTCGTTGTTATCAACAGATGCTGATATCTGCATACCTCGATGCTTCTGTTGAATGGCTTTGATTAGATGAGAGAACGTTTCGACTTTACCAAATTCAGAACCAAGAACTCTAGCCACTTCCTTCGCAGTGTTAGCATGTACTGGCTTCTTCTTATATTCGTCCATCTTGGTATTATATTCCTCAGCGGACATCTGACCATTAATGGACTTACGATAGAGACCGATACAAGCAGTGAGGTCGTTGGTATATTCATTATATACCCTATCAAGTGCCTGCACCGCCTTATTAAGAATATCAAAGTTGTATCTTCGATTCTTCTTAACCAAGTCGAATCGGGGTTTATACTTCTTCTGAAGCTCCTTGATTTCTCTGTCATATGCAAGCTTTGACTGAGAAATATACTGAAGCTTACCCTTGATATTAGTGATGACCTTCATTACCATATCCTGGAGGAACTGGAATATCTTCTTTATCTTCTCGATAAGATTGAAGTCTTTCTTCTCATTAGCTTCTCCAGATGCAGTGGGTTTAGCTTCATTCTTATTATCAGTAGTATTTGGTGCAGTGGTAGATGTATTGGTCGTAGATGCATTAGACGGGGTACCAGTCTGACCAGCTTCTTCCATTGCAGGACTCATTGGAATATCGTTAATGATTGCGTCCAATAAGTCATTATTGAAACGGTAGCTTTCAATAGCTTCCGATAATATAGCATTCATATCGCTTATTCCTTTCGATAAAAAATATTAATGGTTTGTTACGGGGAATAAATATGAGGGTTACCCATTGTAGGGTAACCCTCATTACTATTATAAACGAGTTTCTATCATAAGCTGTATGCTATATGTACTATTACCAGGATGAACCAGTATGTCAACTGGACGATGGTCTGGGTCGGCTTCTTTACCTTTATACAGATTAGCATTTATGATAAGGAGTCTTTCGAACTTACTCAGATCAACTCTAGTATCATTCTTCATACGGTTGACGTACTCAATGACCGCTCTCGAGCCGAAATGTAGAACCGTATCAACATATGCGTCTCTACCATCACGGTAATCATCATAATCAATTTCTCGACCAGAAGCTTTAGCTTTGCTATCAACCCTGCGATTATGATCGATGATTGCAGTCAGATGATGTAGTAAATATACGAGCACTGCATGTGAGTTGATATTTTCAGGATTACCTATAAATTCTGGAAGACAAATGTCCGTACCTTCGGATATATCTGAGCTATTAACGAAGAAGTCGGAATAGCTATAGATATCTTTCGTGATGATTCTATGCTTAATAGCATCATCATTATCAGTATCTGATGAAATAGTAAATCTTATATCGTCTGTCATTACTTCTTATCCTCCTTCTCCGACACTGTAATCATATCCTGATACTGTCCATAGATAGCATCGCGAACACAGCGTACGATGTATGATGGAATCTCAAGGAACTTGAAATCTTCAGAGTTCTTGATATCCTTAAAGATAGCTGGGTCACCTGGTGTTGCACCGTCTCTGAGAGCACGGGTGTATCTGTCAACCAGGAATACATAGTATTTACGGTTAATCGGCGTATCGATAAAGGTATAGCCATACACCTTTATGAACTGACGGATATTCGCAATTTCATCTTCTCTTAATGAAAGATTGGTCACGAATTTATATCCGATACCCATAACCTTAAGACGAGCCTTGAGTGCAAGTACGTTATCGTTAACGTAGTTACTCTTAATCTTAAATGAACCAATATTCATTGGGTCACCTGTAGCACTGATAATCTTACCAAGTGCCTTACGTCCAAGTACAGATGTACGTGTCCATACATTATGCTCTGCGAGTACTACTGGAGCAATCTGTGTCTGAAGGTCAGCGATTTCTGAAATACATACAGGTGTATTACTATTACATATACGATTCTCCTTCTTATCAGATGACTTAGTAGGTAAACCCGCCTTAGATGTAGTACCAGTTGAACGTGCAGAGAAGTTCTTGTTGGATGTCTGCTTGAGCAGGAACATGTACTTGTATCCGACAACCATCTTCTTCATGAGAGGTTTCTTCATTCCGAAGATGTTTACATAGAGCTGGTATGGCTCTACAATATCGGCATAGATCTTATAGAGTTTCTGGAACGCGTCGAATCTGAGCTGAGCTGCAGGAGACTTAATGAAATAGTATCCATCTCTCTCAACGGATTCGACAATCTTACGCTTGATTTCCTTATCTTCAACGTATGTGTCACCATCAACTCTTACCCTGAACTGGTGTAAGAATACCTTACACTGTTCGGCGTTGATATAGCCAATGAATCTGAGAATTTCGTCCATCTTAGTGTCAACATTATCAAGTGTAGTAATCCACTTACGGTGACATTCGGCAAGGAAGTTGAGGTCAACTTCATACAACTGGTCGGTATTCTCACGACGGAACGCACCTGTAGCATTGAGCACAATATCAAGTGGTGTACCGTCTTCCATGTAGTACATACTTTCATCATCAACGATGTCAATATGTGTGTTATTGAGATTGCTTACATCGATACCGAGGGACTCGACCAGAAGACTTGTGAATGTATCGAATTCTTCCTTGTCGATTTCCTCGTTAGGACCTCCATCACCGATAACCTTGGAAACTACACCTTTATCACCATAACGTCCTACGAACTTACAACCTTCCTTAGGGAAGCAGGTTGTTTTTGTCTTGAAGACCAATACGATGTTAGAGAAGGGCTTGTCTCTCATTTTCCATTTCTTCGTTGGGTCATTATATCTATCGAAACGCTTACGCTGGAATGTGACATTATCTGTGTAGCGAGAACCACTCTGCTTAATCTTAGTAGCAGCTTCGAACACCCTATCAGCGTATGTGCAGCAATATTCATAGTATTTAATGAGCTGTGCGTTATAAATTGTGTCTGGGATGGGTTCATCCCCATTATAGTACACATCGATGTCATATACTACTGTGCCGAGCTTGGTACAGTATTTATTGTCAGTATTGCAGATATCATGAACGTTCTTCTCACGGAAGTCATATGTTGCATACATGGAGTTATATCTTCTGGTAGCACAAAGAATCTCAACGTCATTGATTACTTCACCTACGTCAGGGAAGGATTTATCTCCATGAATAAAGAGGAGAATATCGTTGTCGTTGATAGATACTGTAGTCTGTCCTACTTCAACATATCCAAAGTCCTTAAGATATCCGCGACGGATTTTGATACCGTCTTCATATGTCGCTACGTCGTTACTGTATGCGACTAAAGCATTCTTACCAAGACGATAGTTCATATGTTCATCATATGATGTAGACTTGAAGAGAATTGGGTCGGTTGTCTTATCGCCAACATTGAGGCTATCCATGCCTTCAGTATTATACTGATAGCCAAAGCTCTCTGCAATGTATCTAGCCTGCTGCTTCTCAATCATATCATATGTATCAGTCTCAGCGTTGTAGAGAATGAGCATATATACATTATCGTCTCCGAATTTTTGAATTTTGTCAACTACTTCCCATTCGCCTTTGAGTTCTTTATAGGCGTGAGAGTATTTACCAAATGCACGTTCATGTCCTGTCTGAACACGTGCGATGTCTGGATTAAGAAGTGTCACGTACTGCTTCTGGTTCTGAGTAGCCATGAAGAGACGTGAGCCGTTGGAGCCACCTGGGTACAAGATAGAACTTGGACCATAGCAATGCTCCATATTACTTATGCGGTGATTAACTTCCTCGTATACGCTTTTATCATATCCCATGATCCTTTTACCTCCTAGAAATTTAAGTCATCATTTAGCAACGAACTTGTTGCAATTAGATATTGCTCCAGAGCAATTCATACACTTGCTAACGGGGCAATTCTTATCTTTTCCAGTAGGTCCATGGTCACACTGCATACACTTGCAAGTTGCACACGTGCCAGGGTCATTAATTCCTCCCATGAGGAGGTTAGCAATAATACCCATAATTCTTATTCCTCCTTTAATAAAAGTTAAACGACCTAATCGTTATGATTAGGTCGTTTTAAGCGTATAAATTAACTCTCGTGAAGCACGAGTTTCTTAACTGCTATCTTGAGCATTTCTCTGATTTGGGATTTAGCCACAATAATACATCCGGGTTCGAACGTAGTATCACTTTCGTTGAATTTTGGCGGATCTACTAGCATACACGAATGGGTAATTGGATGAAGAATGAATACTCTACCGAAATCATCGAGCATTTTCATGAATCCTTCAGTGAGAGCATCAATCGCCAGACCATTAAATGGTTCAACCATTCGGGCAAGGTCTAAACATGGTATATTGATACGAACGAGAGGGTCTACCGTAAATGCCGCAGCTGAGTCGCTAGTATCCTCAAATTCGATCCACGATGCATCGGATATACTGAGAGATATTCGTCCCCTATCTTTATCGATATCCATTTTACAAATAAACTTTGCAAGCTGCACACTATCGAAATGGATAAACATCCAGCAAAGCCTTTCAGGATGCTTTTCTATATCGAATTTCCTAGGAGCCTCAAACGTAAACTGTGATTTAGACGTCGAAGTTATTAACACATCTGCCAAGATGTGATGAGATTCATATAAAGCCGTAGGGCATATAGTAGTCATTTACAAGACACATCCTCTCTTATTACACTCAAAGATATTTCTGACTGCGATATCAAAGATATCAAACAACTGCTGTTCATCGAATTCTGGAGGCTCGATTGTGATTAGCGTATTATTCGCATCCATCATATATGATGGTAGCTCACTAAGTATCATATGCTGAAATTCTTCCACCAGTATATCAATAGCGTATGAACGGCATCGGTCATTGAACGATACTAGATCATATATTGGTATTTGTACCTCTGTAATCTTGGTACTATCTGACAAGGAATTGCCTTCAGCAACCATTAATCGTATAACGTTGAGTTCAACAATGTCGTTGCGGTAAGAACCCATAAACACTGTCATTCTGGAAATGACTTCGTTACTTAAGAGCGATTCTGTTGTCAGATTAACTTGTATCGTCGTAATTATGCTCGTACTATGATTATCAGTAATCGTTTCAATTGGAACGATTGTCATATTGGCTCTAGCTTTCGGTATAAACGTGTAGTTATATTTGATACACTTGATGTTAGTTACATTTGACATAAGCATTCTCCTTTGATTTAATATTAGTGGGCAACGGATACCGCAGATGCAATAGCCTCGCGTAACTGAGTGGTTGTAGTAATTTGCTCTCCCAGTGTCAGAGGTGCACTACCAATTGTTAAAACGCACCTCTCAACCGCTTTAACCATATTACCATTACCCGTAACTACAAACGGTAATTGGAATGTGACTATATCAGCAAGTTCCTCGGCGAGTATTTGCTTCGCATGCTGCATCATACGACCTCCAGAACGCATCAGATTAATGAGCGGATAGGCCGATTCATGTATCAGATAACAATCGTCCGGTCTTGGTAATGGGCGTTCATCGACGTTAATTTTATCATATATCTGCAAGTATACATCTAGGTTACCACTACCTTTCCCAGGTGTTGCTAACCATACTTCCATATATTTGATCGGGTTTCCGTCCAGATAAATGACAAGGTTGACTAATCTCTGAGTATGATTCAAATCCTTATTATAGCGGGCCTCTTCTTCAGAGATGGCATATAAAGCCATCTCTACACTAGACTGAGGAGTCAATAAATTTCCCACATCAATACAGTTGATTTTTCTTATAGGCGATGCCATTATACTCTCCTCCTTTTAGTGGTTTCGGGAATATCATCGGTTTCAGCACCATACCTATGTACGAGTGTATGAATGATATCAGGTTTCATATCTGCATTCTGGAAAGCATTATCCTTGCCATTACCGTCTGTATCAAGAATGCGAATAACACCCATTTTGTCTTTGATTACTATTGGAAGTAACAGGTTGGCAAACATCCATCTGATTTCTTCTTCGATAATCATTGCAGTATATTCAGTATACCTGCTATTGCCACATACACGTGTGAGCTGTCTGATTGGGAGCTGGTCAGAGGTGCAAAGAATTGTCTTTTCCATACCCCTCATGGTAAACATCTGGATGCAGAATGTGTCTATCGCGTCATTGCTCGAGTTAGGTACCAGCTCCAAATCTACATGGATTGTAGCAATCTCCCCACCCGACTCGTTGTCAATGTTTATCTCAAGCATCGATGGTGCTTGTTTCACTTCTCCCTCTGTAACGGCCTCTCTTCCAACCCAGACACAGATGCCTGAGTCGGTTTTAAATATTTCCTCTGTTTCGATATAGAATGCATGTTTCATTTCAAATACCTCCATTATTTTAGCAACTCATAAGTGTTATCGAATCTGCACCATACGCGTGTATCAGGATATAACGTATCGCGTCGATGAGATTGAAATTGTTAATATAATCTGCCTGCTTACCCTGAGGTCTGATTAGGTGTCGTTTATGAGTAGGATTCATATCCGTGACTATCATGGGAAGCATCTGCGTTGTAATAGCATGTTTGATCTCATGCTCCAGCATATAACATACATACTCAGTACCGCGTCCATTACATAACTTGGTTAGCTGTACTCCCGGAATAAATGGTGTCGCACAGATAAAATCCGTCCCGCCATCACTATTCGCAACTCTTGATATCGTGGCGTGGAAATCACCGTACTCACTCTTATCGATATCAATATTAAATACATCAATCACCGGTCCTTCGGGATATGTGTGAATACATAACTGACATACTCTTTTATCCTTGCCGAATACTCCTCCCATGTACGACTCCGCCGATGATTGGATTGTGAACACTGGGTCACAACTGTCAAATGTGGGGTCATCTGAAATTACCATCCATGCTTTTTGCATCATAATTTTTACTCTCCTTTGATTCATATTTTATTTATGCCTGGCTAATGATTTTAAGCTTACCATCACTACCTTCAGTAACATTCGCTGGAACGAGGTTGCCTGCCTCATCAATAACGAAGAGCTTACTGGAGTCAATGTTGGATACAGCTGTCTCATTATCCTTACAGCCTGCGATAGCGTCGAGTGCTGGCTGGATTGCAGCAAGCACTGCATTTCGGAACTTCTCGTCCTCCTCGAACTGCTTTCCGAATGTATTCTTAGCAAACTTTGTCACTTCTTTGTCAGTGTTAGCGAAGTAAAGAGCCTGTCCTCTACCCTCAATAAGACCGGCGTCCTTAGCGAACTGGTAGATTGAGTATATAGGATCATATCCAATATCTTCTCTGAATACGAGGTTTACTTCACCACCGATGAATGCTGTCTTAGACTTCGCAACCTGTACTGAACACAGGAATCCGTCAAATCCATACTCTTCGACTGTGAACGCTTTAGCCTTAGCCGCAGATGGGTTCATACGGAACATTGATGATGCATAGAAGATTGGAGCTTCACCTCTTGGGAGAGCTTCAGTATCCTTAAGCATCATAAGCTGTGGCTTGGAGAAGTCAAACATATTAGCCTTAATCTTCGGTCTGAGGTGATTGATAGCGATAACGATGATATTGTACTTAGCACAAACACCGAGCATCTTCTTATAGAACTGACCGATTTCCTTAGTTTCACGGTTAGCTGCCATACCACCTTCGAGTTCATCAACACTGGTATCTTTAGATACGAAGGATGGTAATGAGTCGATGATAATGACCGTTGGTACATAGACTTTTACCTTATCCTTACCGAATACCCTACCATCGATGGAGTACATTGCAGCCGAACCAAGTTCTTCCTTTTCTTTAGCAATAGCATTGATTTGTGCCATTACTGTCTCAATATACGCATCG